CTTGAAAAGGCTTATAATTTTGCTAAAAGACAAAGAGCTCTTGGTTTAGGTGTTTTGGGTTGGCACTCACTTCTTCAGTCTAAAGGATTACCTTTTGACAGTAAGGACAGTGCAAGATTAAACATTGAGGTATTCAAACTTATTAAAGATAAGTCATACAAAGCGTCTGAAACATTGGCGGAAATGTTTGGTGAACCTGAAACTCTTGTTGGATACGGTAGAAGAAATGTAACACTAAACGCAATTGCACCAACAACATCTTCAGCATTTATCTTGGGTCAGGTATCGCAATCAATCGAACCAATTTGGTCAAATGCTTATGTAAAGGACGTGGCTAAATTAAAAGTGACTATTAAGAATCCAGTACTTCAGAAGTTATTGGTGTCAATAAAAAAAGACAACAAATCAACGTGGGATAGTATTAAAAAACACGATGGGTCAGTTCAACACTTAGAGTTTTTAACAGATGAACAAAAAGATGTGTTCAGAACATTCGCTGAAGTTAATCAGTCAACAATCATTAACCAAGCAGCAATTAGACAAGATTTCATTGACCAATCACAGTCATTGAACTTAATGATTTCACCTGACATGCCAACTAAAGATGTCAATAAACTTCTTATCGACGCTTGGCAGTTAGGTGTTAAAACACTTTACTACCAACACTCAATGAACTCAGCTCAGGCATTCTCAAGAAAAAAACTCAATCTTAATGATTTAGTTTGCACGAGTTGTGAAGCATAAGATGTAAAAAACAACAATAATGCGTGGAAAACCCGGCAAATATTTTGTCGGGTTTTTTTGTTTCTAAAAAAAATAATAGGAATATATTTATGTAATATGGCAGATGGTAAAACATATGGTATTAATTTTCCTTTCAGACAGAGTCAGGACGGAAAATATTTATCATTATCACAAACACCTGAAGAGGAAATACGAACAGACTTGTTACACCTTATTCTTACGAGAAAGGGTAGTAGATATTATTTACCAAATTTTGGTACGAGAATTTATGAATTTATTTTTGAACCGATGGATGGTTTATCGTTTGAGGCAATCAAAGCAGATATCAGACAATCCGTTGATGAGTTTTTACCAAATTTAGTTTTAAATGATATCACAATTACACCATATACCGAAGAACTTGAACTCATTGGAGACTTAAATATGAGTCAAATAGGTGTTAGTGGTATTTATAGAGTACCCGGAACAGGTGTTGCGGACTATACAGCAAAAATAAGAATTGATTATACTATAACAGATAGCACCTTTAATAGTAAGGATTTCGTTATTATCAATATTTAATGTAAATGGCACAAAGAAGAATTTCATACGCAGACAGAGACTTTGAATCACTACGTCAGGACCTCATCAATTATACTCAACAGTATTACCCTGAACTAATTGACAACTTTAATGATGCCTCAGTATATTCAGTATTTTTAGATTTGAATGCTGCTATCGGTGATAACTTACATTATCACATGGATAGAAGTATTCAAGAGACAGTTCTTCAATACGCTCAACAACGTTCATCTATTTTTAACATCGCTAGAACCTATGGTTTAAAGATACCTGGTAATAGACCATCGGTTGCACTTTGTGACTTTGCTATTACAGTACCAGCCTTTGGTGACCAAGAAGATACAAGATACTTAGGTATTTTAAGAGCGGGTTCTCAAGTAGTTGGTGCAGGACAAACATTTGAAAATGTTTTTGATATAGATTTCTCATCACAATACAACAGTGAAGGATTCCCTAACCAAACAAAAATTCCAAATTTTGACTCTAATGGTAAACTATTAAATTACACAATAACTAAAAGAGAGGTTGTTGTTAATGGTATAACTAAAGTATATAAAAAAGTTATTACACCTGCAGACATTAAGCCATTCTTTGAATTTTTCTTACCTGAAAAAAACATTATAGGTGTAACATCTGTTATCCAAAAAGACGGAACATCATTTCAATCTATTCCAACTTATTCTGAATTTATCAATTCACCCGATAGATGGTTTGAAGTTGATTCATTAGCCGAAAGTCGAGTTTTTATTGAAGACCCAACAAAACCGGCAGATAGACCGGGTATTAAGGTTGGAAGATATATTGAAACTGAATTAAGATTCATTACTGAATATACACCTGAAGGTTTCTTAAGAGTTCAGTTTGGTAATGCCACAGTAACTGCCGACGACCAATTAGCACAGTTTTCAAGAACTGGTGTTCCTTTGAGAATACAAGATTATCAAAACAATATTGGTTTGGGTAAGACAGTAAAGGCAAATACGACATTGTTTGTCCAATACAGAGTTGGTGGTGGTACAGTTTCTAACATCGGTGTTAACACAATTAACCAAGTTGGAACTGTTAACTTCTTTGTTAATGGACCGTCAGCAAATATTAACCAACAAGTTGTTAATTCATTAAGGGTAAACAACGTTACCGCAGCTATTGGTGGGGCTAACCAACCAAACATCGAGGAAGTTAGAAATATGGTAACATTTAACTTTGCATCTCAAAACAGAGCGGTAACCGTAAATGATTACTATGCTTTAATTAGAAAAATGCCGGGTAAGTATGGAGCACCTGCAAAAGTTGCAATTACAGAAGAAGATAACAAAATTAATATCAACATCGTTTCATACGACTCTACTGGTTCATTGACTCAGACGGTATCTAACACATTGAAAACAAATTTAGCTAATTACTTATCAAACTATAGAATGATAAATGATTATATTTCTATCAATGTCGCTCAAGTTATTGATTTAGAATTTGATATTTCAGTAGTAGTTGATGCCGCACAGAACCAAGGTGAGGTTATCACAAGAGTAATTGACAAGATACAAACATTGATGAGTCCTGTCTTTAGAGAAATGGGTGGAAACGTATTTATCTCAGAAATTAGAAGTCAAGTTCAAGATGTTGCTGGTGTCATATCTGTTACAGACCTAAAAGTATTCAACAAAGTTGGTGGTCAATACTCATCATCTGAGACTTCACAACGATATGCTAACAGTGCAACTAAAGAAATTCTATTAGTTGATGATACCATTTTCGCCGAACCATCACAGATTTACCAAGTTAGATTTCCTAACAAAGACATTAAGGTTAGAATTAAGAACCTTAAGACGGTCGATTTCTCTTAATTCCTTTACATAGAGTTTTACTAAGTTATTATGAAAATAGATGAATAACTATTTATCTAAAAAGATATTATATGCCTAAATCATACAGATTACGTACACAATTAGGAGTAGACCAAACTTTACAACTGAATGTAGAACAAGATTTCGACTTTTTAGAAATCTTATCAATGAAACTTACTCAAGGAGATGCCTACACCCGTTTCTGTGCTGACTATGGTGTGGTTGTTGGTCGTGTGGTTGCAAATGGTGGATTTGGGGTACCAAATGTTAGAGTTTCAATATTCGTACCTGTTGATGATGAAGACTTGTTAAATCCTGTAATATCTACTTTATATCCATACAAAAGCCCTGCAGAAAAAAACGATGATGGGTATCGTTACAATTTGTTACCATATAATCAAGAATATGGTGGACACACTCCAACAGGAACATTCCCAACAAGAGAAGATTTGTTAACCCGTAGTGAGGTTCTTGAAATTTATGAAAAGTATTACAAATACACTGTTAAAACAAATGAGTCAGGTGACTTTATGATTGTTGGTGTTCCATTAGGAATACAAACACTCACCATGGACTTAGACCTATCAAACATAGGTGAATTCTCTTTGAGACCTGCAGACTTGATAAGAATGGGTATTGCAACTGCAGAACAATTTGATGGTGTACAATTTAAGGCATCTGAAGATTTAGATTCACTTCCACAAATTGTTAATGCAAAAAAAGATATTAATGTAACTTCTTTTTGGGGTGATGGTTCACAATGTAGTATTGGAATTACTCGAGCGGATTTTGACTTAAGAGAATTAGGTATTGAAATCCAACCTACAGCAGTATTCATGGGTTCAATCATGAGTTCACAAGATGCTCAAATGTTGAAGAAAAATTGTAAGCCAAAAACAGAACAAGGTGATTTATGTGGAATGATTACTGGTTCTGGTGAAATATTAGCGATTAGACAAACAATAAATACGGATGTCGATGGAAACCCAATACTTGAACAATATAGATTAACTAACGGTGGAAAAGTAATTGATGATGATGGAACATTTTTAGCGGATGTCCCGATGAATTTAGATTATGTTGTAACTAATGAATATGGTGAAATAGTATACTCAAGAGACCCAAGAATTGGAATACCAACAAAAGGAAAATATAGATTCAAAATAAAATATCAGTCAGAACAAAATGGACCTACAAAAGAAGGTACAACTCTAATTCCAATACAGGGGGAAATTCAAAGAGCAAACTTTTTAGTTCCTAATATTCGTGAGTATGGTTGGAGCGGTACAACATCTACAAGTCCCGGAATTGACCCTGCACTTTACGCCTTAAATACTAGTCCATATTATGACCCAAATTACACAGGTAATACATATTGGCAATTATTTCAAAAAAGTTATGCGTTTTCATTAGATTGGAATGATTATGCGGACAAAGAAGCTGCTATTAATTGTGAGGATTTTTTCTATTCAATGAAATATAATAAAGTGTACACCACATCACAATTCATTGAAGATTATAGAAAAGGTACAGGACGTGCAAGATTCTTAGGAGTAAAAGAAATTCTCGATAGGTCATGTGAATCTGAAAATAATAAATTTCCAGTAAACGATGGAGTTAGAAATTTTGATGCGATATATTTTGTATTTAATATTTTATTCACAATTCTTCAAGTTCCTCTTATTGTAATCGCATTTATTTATAGTGCATTTGTTGGTATATATCCGTTTGTTAAAAATGTTATTCCTTATGTTTTTTTATCTATTGCGGGATACCAAGTTGCTGCCAATACCACAGGTTTAGTTGCTGCAATATCAACAGGGGCTTGGGGTGCAATAATTTTATCTACATTATTTTTAATTGCTTGGGGTTTAGTGGGTTACTTAATTGTCAGTAATTTCAGAAAGTTACAAAACTTAACACTATATGCTATCCCATTACCAAATTATACATATCCTGACTGTAATGCTTGTGATTGTGGCCCAAGACCGGTAGTCAATTCGTTAGAACCAATAGAAGTTTCAAATACTTCAATTTTGGCTAATACAAATCAATACACTATGTATAATGGTCTACGAGTTGTTGATAATGATGGTGCTGTAGACCAGC